CGCTGCGCTCCACATAGAGGGCGTAGCGCATACCGGCCACGACGATGAGCGTGGGGCTGTCGGTGGAGAGTTCCGAGACGGCCTTGTGCAAGGCTGCAAGTCCTTCACTCTCACCCTCTCCGCCGCCAAAGCCGCCGACCTTCACCAGCCTTCCCTCCACGGCCACGCCGTAGCCTATGGATGCCGTAAGACGGCCTGTAACATCGTTATAGGTCTTGGTATCTCTGGCCACCTCGCAGAAGCGGTCTCCCACCTTGGCGAGGAAGTCCGCCTCGATGAGCCGCACCCTGTTGGGAAGGTTTCCCAGTAGCCTCATGGCACCGCTACTGTCGCACGTCATACCCATAACTCCACGGTGTTGGTGAGATGGTAGTATTCAACGCGCTGCACCTGGTAGAAGCCCAGCTCGCCCTTGTCATCGTGGCGGAGCGACACCGCCGAAGGGTGGAAGTCGCTCCCCACGTCTTCAAGGTTGCAGGTGACGGAATAGCGGCACGACTTGTAGTCGCCATCGTCGTAACTGCCCTTGCGGTGTTCCGTGACGGTGGTGATGGTGCATCTGACCTCCGCCATCTGCTGCTTGGGCAGAGCCACGGGATAACCCTCGCTGTCAAGGTCTGCCACTCGCTCCGTTTGCGGCTCACCACCGCCGTTCTCCAATTCCAGAGAGGTCAGAATCAACGTCATGGCATCGCGGTTGCCTTGCTGTAGGCTGACGGAGATAGGCTCGGAGAGCGTGAGAGGCTCTTCGGGTACTGCCACGCCGTGGCTGTAGTAGCGCATGATGCCGTTGGGGAATATCTGCATGGCGGTGAGGGGTTTATGTTTACCACATATCCGAGCGGTCGGTGATGGTGGAGAGTTCCTCTCCGGCTTCGCCGATGAGCGGCTCACCGTACTGGCGGTATATGGCGTTGGCAGTACCGCGTATGCCCGCTGGGTTCTGCGCCGTGATGGAGCCTCCCTGGGAGAGATTGACCATCGTCAGCACCAAACGCAGCGTGTCGGCATAGGCCAGACGGAACGCCTTGCTGTCGGCTATATCCTTGGTATAGTCGGCAGCAGGCTCCGCGCCACGGCAGATGAGTTTCTCTTCGGCCTGTGCGTCCGTCAAGGGGTAGTTCACCCTCGCCTTTATCGCCTCAAGTACGGTCATGCGCTCTTCTTCTTACGGTTAGAGGTAGACTTGGGAGCGGCGGCTTTGGGTCTGCCACCCTTGGACTTGGGAGCGGACTTCGGCTCGGCTTCCTTCTCCGTTTCGGGTGCAGGATCTTCGGCGGCGGTTTCTTCCTCTTCGGCCGGAGTCTCCTCTTCCACAGGGGTTTCTTCCTCCATCGGGGTCTCATCCACCGCAGCGGCCACCACATCAGCGGCTTCGCTTTCGGCCTCTTCGTTGACTAACATGTGGTCTGTCTCCGCAACCAGTTCGCACAGCCCCAGCTCCACAAGGCGGGCGGCACGCTTCTCATCATCGATGTAGAGCGTCTCACCCACCTCGTGGTTGAGCAGGAAGTTGTGCTTGTCACGGAACTCCGATATGACTTTGAGCTGCTTCATAACACTTTATGCCTGGGGGGTGGTGGTGTCAAGGGTGTAGATGCGGTCCACGTTGTTGATGACGGGTACGGCCATAGCCTGCGCCTTGGTGAACTCCATCAGAGGCTCCTGCTCGCTGTACTGCGACACCAGCGTGTAACTGTTGGCGGTCTGGTAGGAGACACCGGCCACAGGGCGAGTCTCCTCGGCGCACGAGGTGTACACGAGGTCTCCGACACGCTCATCGCAGCAGAAGACTACCATGCCACTCTTCCAAGCCTTGTGGTTGGTGCGCTTGCCGTTGACCTCGGTGCGAGTGGTGCGAGCCACACGGATGAGTTCAGTACCCCACTGGCGCTGGAAGAGGTCGCGGAGCTGGTCGAAGGAAAGCGCGGGGACATTGCTGCCGCCGCCGACATAGTTCTGCTGGAAGCCGAAGAGACCGCGAATCTCCGAGTTCTTGTAGAGGGCGCGGAGGACGATGTCGTCGGCATAGGCGAAGCGGATGGCGTTGCCGTCGGCGTTGGCCTGGTCGAGGATACCCACCACGTCGTCCACGGGGTTGGCGGCTGCGTTGTTCCACGGCATGGCCACACCCTTCATGTTTTCGGGGAGATAGTGCATGTCGATGCGCACACCTTGGCCGATGTTGTTGGTGGCCAGTCCGATGCCGGTCGAGAACATCGAGAGGAAGATGTCCTCCAGACGCTCGTCGATGCCGTTGATGACCACGGGAACGTCGGAGAAGATACGATTGATGATGTCCTCTTCGGGGCGGTTCTGCGCAATCATCGAGTCGATGTTCTTCATCTCCACCTCGTTCATGGAACGCTTCATGGCCAGTTTGGGAATCTCACCCACGTAGGTCATCAGGCTGTCACGGCTCTTGAGCGGGGTCTCGGAACCCAGGGCCACGACATCGGCGGCGACGTTCTGGTACTGCGCGGAGATGGCAGCCCAGCGGCCATCGGCGGAATAACGCGGCGTGAGCAGCTGACGGAAGAGGAACGGGATAGCGCGGTTGTTCAGGGAGCGACCGTTGAGGTACTCTGTGACGGACAGCACATAGTTGGGGAAGTATCTCTCAACTTGCTGGGGAAATAGGGATTGGTTCATGGTTGTTTTTCTTTATTTTGTTATGGTTGAATGGTCTGGTTAGGTGGTAGGTACGTCAGCGGCCTCCTCCTTGACGAACATGATGTGCGGCAGAGCGGCCTTGATTTCGGCGGTAATCTCGTAGGGGCAAGCCACCTCGTTGACCACACCGGCGGTGAGGATGGCGGCGGCTTTCTTCTTGGTGATGGTAGCCTCCACAAGGCCGCAGTAGTTGTAGCCTTGGGGCTTGTTGTAGGTGGTCGTGGTCACTCCCTCGGTGGTGGTGACGTTGGGTTTCAGCGGCTTGTAGTTGCCGTTTCCGTCCGTGATGACGGGGAGACCCGCAGGGATGATTTCGTCGGGATAGTCCGTGCAGTCCAGGGCGCGGCCTGCCTCGATGCCCGCGATGTGCTTGCGGATGACGATGCCGTCCTTGCCGCCCAGCACCTGCGTACCTTCTCCCATGTAGTTGATGTTCTGCATTGTTGTGATGGTTTTTGGTTTGACTTCGGCTTACTTCTTCTGCTCCGAGGGGAACAGTTTGGCCACCATGCCGTCAGTGTCGGCCTTGGTGACTTCCTTGTTCCCGAACTGCGGGATGCCGTTCCGCGTGGGCAGGAAATTGGTCTTGATTTCGTTGGCGTACTTCGTCAGGATCTCGTCAATCTTGGCATCGTCGGCATCGTCGGTGATGTCGGCGAAGCCGTGGGCTATCATCCAGTCGGGTATGCCTTTCGCCTTTGCCTTGCTGTTGATGGCTTCTTTTCTGGCGGCAGCGGCCCGCGCAGCGTCCTCCTTGGTCTTGGCATCCTCGAAGTCCTTGAGTTTCTTGTCGCTCTCGTCCTTCGCCTTCTCGATGGCATCGAGCTTCTCCTGCCATTCCTTCTCACGCTTCTCACGTTCCGCCTTCTCCTTCTTGTACCATTCAGGCGTGTTCTTGTCCTCGGCTGGAGGTGTCACGGGCTGCTTTTCGGGATGCGCGGCCTTGTAGTCGTCAAGCTCCTTCTGAACCTTGGCGATGGCGGCGGCGTGTTCCGTCTTGGCAGACTCGGCCTTGGTGTTGGCCTCGTTCTGGGTCTTCGTCACAGCGTCCTGAACCCTCTTGTCGTTGGACTTTTGCAGGTCTTCCAGATAGGCTTTCTGGCCGGCCACGATGCCCTGGAGGTTTTCATCCGTTACCAACTTGGTGCCTGCCAGCATCTCCGCCAGTCCCGAAAGAATACCGTCACCTAACCCAAGATGGGCATACTCTTGTTTTAGGGCGTTCAAAATTTTGTCTTTCATTTGGATATGATTTTTGATTTCGGGTGCAAAAGTACATACTATTTTTAGCATATAAAGCGTTTTGTATCAGCACGTTTTGGATGATTTTAGTTCATCCAAAAGAAAGGTCAAAAAGACATCAGAAAACGTCTTTTTCAATATCTATGACAAGAATTGACATACATATTTTCTAATTTTGCAACCGAAATCAAGAAAGGATATAATCATGGAAAGTGAAATCAAGAAACAAGGGAGAACCAAGATGGACTTGCTCATGGCGGTCGAGAATATTGTGGACTTGGCAAAAGATTCCAAGTTGTCGCCTGAGTTCTACCGCAAAGCCGACAAATACATAAAATATATTGGAAAGAAACTTGGTCTAACGAAAGAGCAAAGCGTACTGATGGCCATATTCATAGAGGCCAGCGATGACCAATGTATTGAGGCGCGGGACCTCAGCAAGTTCACCGGTTGCAGAACCACGCGCATGATTCGTTATATTAACGATATAGATGAGTTGGTACGCCATAATTTAATCATCCGCAGCCGCTCATCAAAAAATGTTTCTTACCGAGTTCCGCCAGATGTAATCTTGGCTTTCAAAGATAATGCCGCATACACTCCAAAGGATTATTCCGGCATGAGCTGCCACGATTTATTTGTTGAGTTTTCCGACATCGTGGACAGAGTGGAGGACGATGAGATGGATAACGACGAAGCCGTGAAACGGTTTCGGATGTTGATTGAAGGAAACAAGCAGTTACTTTTCTCACAGAAAATCCTAAATCTCGGTCTTGAGGACAACGAGTTCGCTCTGCTGATTATGTTCTGCCATTTGTTTGTGAACAACAACGACGATATGGTTGGTTTCCATAACATCGACTCGATGTTCTGCAAGCGTGATATGCGACACATTCGTGCAATGATGGAACATGGCGACCATGAATTACAGCAACTGAATTTGATAGAATGGAGCAACAACGATGGAATGGGAGACAAAGAGTATTACCGGCTCACCATGAGTGCCAAACGCGATTTTCTTGATGAATTGCAACTTCCCTCCCTTGAAGGCAATCAGGTATCACGCAATATGATTAGAGTGGCAGACATCAAGCCTCGTTCTCTGTTCTACTCCAATGAAATCACCAATAGTATAGACGACCTCGCGCGCTTGCTGGAAGAGAAGAACTATAACGATATTCGCGCAAGGCTGCAAGAACAGGGTTTCCGTTGCGGATTTGCCTGCCTCTTCTACGGCGCACCTGGTACAGGCAAGACCGAGACCGTGATGCAACTGGCAAGACGTACTGGAAGAGACATTATGCAGGTCAATATCTCCGAGATGAAAAGCAAATGGGTCGGAGAAAGCGAAAAGAATGTCAAGGCTTTATTCGACTCTTACCGCCAGCGCGTAAAAGAAAGTCCTATCACTCCTATCCTGTTGTTCAATGAGGCTGATGCCATCATCGGCAAACGTCAAGAAGGTGCGGAGCGTGCTGTGGACAAGATGGAGAACTCCATCCAGAACATCATCCTGCAGGAGATGGAGTCCCTTGACGGAATCCTTATCGCCACCACCAACCTCGCACAAAACATGGACAAGGCTTTCGAGCGTCGTTTCCTCTATAAGATTCGTTTCGACAAGCCCACCGTCGAAGCCCGCACTTCCATTTGGCGGGAGATGCTTCCTACCCTCGATATGGTCGATGCCAAGAAACTGGCCGAGCGTTACGATTTCAGCGGTGGCCAGATTGAGAATATCGCCCGCCATTACGCCATTGATGCCATCCTCCACGGCAATGCCGTTCCTACTGCCGAAAATCTGGCATTGCACTGCGATTCGGAACGGATAAGCAACACATCATCCAAAAGAATTGGATTTCAGTCGGCAATGTAATTAACATAGAAAAATACATCTATGACAAGATCTTTCATTATCAATAGCCTTTTTTGAATAATAATATGTATCAGGAAGATTTAGACATACGACAGATTACCAATGCCGACACACTCCGTCAGATGCTCGCCCAATGTGAGGATGAGATTATGAGGTTATCAAAAGACGGAGGTGACAGTTCCCATTGGCCACGTTGGCCAGATAATGATGAACTTATCAGGGAGGAGTTAAGTACACGTGCCTGCATTCTCAATCATATATTTGCATTGCATTGCACACCTTCCGAAGTGAAAAGGTTTGAGGAAGTTAATACTGCCTTGCTGCAACTGGAGAAGATGCACCGTCTTTGGCACAACCATCTACATAACCAATTTGCTGCCATTCGTGGCTTGGACGGTGGGTCGTTCGATTTAGATACTGCCGTAAATGGAAGTTTCGATGACGATACCCCTCTTTATACAATGGAAGAAGATAGTTATTATGGTTCACGTTGGAGAGAAATGCTCAATGTCATTTCAGAGAACAGTGTTATTGATGCAATGACTGACCTCCATGACAATGTCGAAGATGGTGTCAGCTGGGCGGAAGGGCCACTCTGCATTCCTCAACTGGAGCATATCTGTGTCTGCTATCTCATCCACGCTCTCTGCACCCATTTGCATTACTCCATTCCAGACATCCTGCGCATGACTACCTATCGTATCGACTACCGTATGGATTGTTCCGACTTCATCACCCTTACCCCAGGTGAGCCGGAACCATTCAAACGTGTACCTATACTTGACGAAGAGAGTAAAGATACGATTGACAAGATTCTGCATATAAATGAATTACAGAAAGGAAGAGAATAAAAGTAATACTATGTCACGATTTGGCATAGTGTATGTGTAATTTTGCATCCCGAAAAGAACAAAAGCAGTGTATCAACATTAAACTTAATGATTATGAGTAAAGTATTCAGAATTACACCCAAAGCGGTGCGCAGAGCTAACGGAACGGTACTGACTCCCGAAATGTCCGTGGTAGTCACAACCAAAATCCATACGTCAGACCCCTTCTATAACGGAGCGGTCGAAGTTCAGGAGGCGTACATGAGGATGTACGGTTTCGACTATAAGAAAGCCTGCTGCAACAGGGGCTACTTTAATGTGGAACGATTAGATTGAGCCTTATGACTTTGTATGCAACTACCTATTCCTTGGGTTTGCCTGGAGTTGAACCAGAATATGTGGAACTAACACCCGAGGTAATCAGAGACTTCCTCAACACGGCTGTCGCTTTTGAGAAGATTGGTTTCAGCCCACAAGTGATTGCCGATTTAGTGGTCAAACGCCCTACTGTAGATGATAGAATAAAGGCTTTGAAGAAGAAATATTATCTTACAGACCGCCAAGGTTTACTGGTACAGACCCTTCCACTCCGTGAAGCACCTCTATATTTCGACAAGCACGAGTACACTAATCAGGTGGAACGTCTGAAAACCTTGCAACGACTGTTGCAAGAAATGCAGGATGTTCTGGATAAGTAATTTGAAGTCTTTGACCAACTGACATTACAGCAACAAATGATGAAACAACGTGTTGTTTGGGTGGATGACACAAGAGACCCCTTTAGTAACATGTGGAACCCTGTGGCCACAAACAAAAAATACATAAGTGGGGAGGCCGTTATTGTGTGGCTCAAGAGCTATGACGATTTCACCTCTTGGCTGGACACTGCATTAGAGGATAAATGTAGTAGGTTTCCGTCTTTGTTTTGTTTTGATCATGATTTGGGGGAGGAGAAAAATGGTCTCGATTGTGTGAAATACCTTGTGGAGTTCTGTCTGGACAACAACATCGAATTACCCACCTGCATTTGCCACTCATCGAATCCAGTTGGAAGAGAGAATATTATTTCATATATCGACTCTTACAGAAAAACACTTAATAAGTAGACTTATGGAACTTTATGCCAAACCAATCATCACAACGGCGGATGACGGCACAATCAATATACGGGTACAGCCCATCACGCCGGAGTACATTGAAACCAGGCTTGCGGAGCTGGCTGTCTTTGGACAGATAAACTATAATTTAGAGGAAGTTGTCCGCACGATACAAAATTCTTCCTCCCAAAAGCAGGCAAACAAAAGGCTCCAGATAACTCTCGGAATAGGTTCTGCCGAAGCCGATTTCCTTCTCGACCTGACATTTGAAGAAATAGCCCACTTCAGCCGAGAAAACATTGAGAAAGAAGTTGCCGGATGGAATAGTATGAAGGCAATTCTGGAGCAGTGTGCCGAAAACGAAGATACCTGGAACAATCTATGAAAGCCATCGAGAAAAAGGGATTTATTAAAGTTCCAAAGTTTAATTACGGAAAAGACAAACTAATAATAATCAATAAAAAGAAAGGAATAACAATGACATGTAACCAAGTAAGCGACGAGATGATTCAGAGCATCATCAGCGCAAAGGCATGGGACGAAATTTCCGGCAACTTCGGATTGACCGAGGAGATGTTGGAGCGTTATGCCGACAAACTTAACTGGAACGAGGTTTCCAAAAACAGTGAAATCCACTGGACGGTGAAACTCATCGAAAAATGGGCAGACCGCCTTAACTGGGAGGAGTTATCCGAAAGTAGCAATGATTATCTGCTCACACCGGATGTCATCGCCTACTTTGTAAACCGCTGGAACTGGCGTGTATTGTCACGAAACAACAGCCTGAAACTGGACTATACTTTTATTGACCGTTTCATCGACAAATGGGATTGGTCGGAACTAATAGAATGCTGGGGGCGCGAGGACCTCTACAATAAGGTGTTCTTCGACAGATACCGCAGCCATATCCCACTTACCCCCTTCCTTGATAACTCCCGCCTCGTAAACGAGATGGTTGAAAAAGAGGCGGAACAAATCAAGAAGGAGCTTACGAGTCACTGCTAACAAAAACAATAAAGAAACGTCCACACGATGGAAAATGTCCTTAATGTGGGCGTTTCTTTTAATGATGAACGAGATATGGATAAACAAAAATATGATGAGTTAATGACTCTCAGTTCGCTGTCTCAATCAGACATCAAAGTCTTTTGCAAAAAGATGCTTGAAGTGTCGCAGGACAGATGGGATGAAGATTACGATAAACTTTTAGATTACGGGGAGTTCTATTAATTAAATAACTAAATTTCATTTTGTTATATCAATAAGTTTTCGTATTTTTGCAGTATTAACAGAATAATACAGCATATATGAGATACCGTAAGAATCAAGGCGTTGGGCTGTT